GCGAAAGTGCATCTCCCGAGAGAAGTGAAACCTCTCAACCTCCTAGTGATCAGGCTGATAACCTGGTCAGGTTGGAGGGCGGAGACGCTTCGCGCCTCCCCCACGGGCTATGCCCGCTGATCCCCATTAAAACGGGGATCTCCACCCGAGCTTGATGCTGACGTGCTCGGGGCGTCCTGCACGCTCCAAGTGCTCCGTATCGACGCTCGCAACGCCGACCATGGAGTCCTGCCTCAGACCTGGCTGCTTGATTGCAAAGCCAGCTGGGTGGGGTTTCCTAAGGAGGCACTTAAGAAGGGCGCCTACTCCATCGAGTTTATCGATAGGAGATTGGCTACGCAGGTAGTAGCCCCTGGTTAGGGGGCTCTGCGTATTCGGGTCCAGTCTATGGAATTGATATCCTAGGACTGACTCCCTGCCCAACAGTTCCGTGGATGGAGCTACGTTCGGCCAGTGCTTAAGCACTCTCCGCATATAGTCATCCATCCATTTTGCAGACTGCCAAAGCCCAGACCAGTAAAACTGGTTTCTGAGCTCGACAGCAGCATTGACGGAACTCGCATGCAGCCGTCTGGTTGGGAGTACTTGGCGAACCTTGACGATTGAAACGTCTTGGCCGTCATAATACTCTTTTCCGCAAGACTCTCTGAACCTTCCGGTCCAGTAGGACTTGTCGATGTTAACTACGTAGCCGAATAGCTCGAGTTCATCGCAGACGGACAGCACATGGTCCTTGGGGACAATTAAATCGTCCCCAAAGACACGCACCCGCTCGTGAAACAGCTTTATCAACTGTTCACGAGAAAGTGGGGCACTTGACTCCCTGCTAATTCCAAGGAAGATAATGGTAAGGAATACCATTGCTTCGAATGGAAAGCAGAGGGCCGAACCCATAGGCGCGAACTTGGCCAAACGGATTATTCCGTGGCCAGGAACATCAGCCTTCCGAGAACGACACGCTTGAACCATCCCGTGCAATTCGGGGTAGTCCTCAAGCATCGCTCGTACATGCTGATTCGAAACACGATCGGAAGCCTCACTCAAATCAAGTGTGGCGAGATCACCGCTGTGTGATCCCCGACACACCATTTCCCTATTAGGGTCCTGGTCATCGATACCGATCACGCGCGAGAGGAAACCATCCTCAAGAAGCGCGCTCCGGAAAGAACGAAGGACCGCCTGCTGCGCATATTGCATAGCAGTTGGTTCCATCGCAATTATCCGTGGTGTTTTGAGCGTTTTAGGGACGGAGGTAACCCTAACGGGAACCTCTGAACCGGGTTCGAGGATGTTAAGACCATCATCCAGTTCCTCCCCAAAGGAGAGATTCGGGATGAGTGCCTCTCGAGACGGATAAAACCGTTCGAGACGAGCGGGCCAGGTTCGCTGATTCCATTTTCCATTACTGGAAATACGATCAGCGACAGCGCCTGACCCATGCTTTGGGATCATGCGACCCCAATGGACATCTCTGTCCAATTTGGCAAATAAATCGCCAAATAGCATACCGGACATCTGCTTGAAATCCATCAGGAAAGATGGGTCCAAGCGGGCGTCAGATGCCTTGACATCCTGCTCACACTGGACGAATTCCGACATGGCTCGCCTCTCGCGACGAGGAGATACGACCTTACGGTCGCTCCCTCGTGAAGGTGTCCCATTACTGGGTTCCTCCGGGAGGGCGATCTTGCTAAACATCAGCGTTAGCTGACGAACAGCATAGATTGCTTCCACGTCGGGTTCATCCAGAAGTACGCCACTACAAGGATCGAACACACGCTCAAGGAAACCTCGTAGAAATACGGGGAGACCAGTAAGACTCCCTAGCCGTTTAAAGCCAGGGAAGTCCCAAGGAGCGACGAAACCT